AAGTATGGCGATGCAATAAAATCATCTAGTTAAGATAAGGAGATAAACAATGTTTATCACAGAACATCAAAATATTGGGGATTCGGTTCTCTTTTTATTGTCTGCTCGTTCAGCTTTAGCAAATGTTGTTGAAGCGAGTAGCGTTGAAAAGCGTGAAGAATTGATATCGTTTATTCACAACGAAGCTTCCGATTATGAAATAATGCATTTATTATTAAAAGGAAGCTTCCCTAAACATAAATACAATACAGTTTCTGAAATGCTACTTTTTAGTAATTTAAAAGAAAGTATGTTGATAAACAAAGACTTCATTATTGAAGCAGTAGGTCAAGAGCTTTTTGATAATGTTCTTAATGAAGTTGATAGTCTCTATGGACAAACATCAACTGCTAGATCAATTTTAGAAGTTGATATGACTAAAGATAAAGAATTAGCAATGGCATTTATGATAAATGAGTCTGTTAATCTTTTAAAAGATAATGTACCTATAGTTGAAATGTCAACTGATACAAATTCTATTTCTGAATCTGTTAGAATTGCAAAAGAAAAGGCACAACATAAATATAACATTGCTAAAGAAAAACTTAGTACTCTATCTTATAGAGGTCTTTCTAAGGGAGCTGTTCCAAAAAGAACTATAACATTGGAATTTGCAACTCTTATTTTACTTGCAGGTGCTAAAATTTATAAACGATATTTTAGTAAAGCTGCTAAATCATGTGGTGGAATGAGAGGTAAAGCTAAAACAAATTGCATGGCAAATTTTAAAAGACAAGCAATAATGAAACAAGCTGCTACTATTCAATCAGCTTCGGGGTCTTGTTCTAAAGCAAAAGACCCAGAAAAGTGTAAAGCTGCAGTTTCTAAAAAAGTAGCTTCTCTTAAAGATAAAGCTGCTAAAATTAAATTATAGAATTTCAACCAGAGTGAAATAATTCCTCTCTGGTTAAAGGACAATAAATTTTCTATTTAGAATTGAAATTATTGAAAAATAATAGATTCGAATTGAAAGGAGGAGTTTAAAATGTTTAAAGGGTTTGATGTGAAATTTCCCGAGTATGAAGTTATTACACCACAGACAAAACACTCATTTACTGTTAGGTCATTGAACGTGAAGGAAGAAGAAAGATTAAAAGGGAGTTTAATGACTCCTACTAAAATTCACGAGCATCTTAATAAATGCATCTTTGACTCCATCGTAGAAAAACCTGAACATGTAACAGATTATGATACATTTTTGAAAAGTGTAACATTGAAGGATAGAGACGCTTTGTTATATGGCCTTTATCATATTTCTTATGAAGAAATAAGAAATTACGATGTTACCTGTGGAAGCTGTCAAAAAGAATATCCAGTTACTGTTCAAGCCTCATCAACATTCAATTATAATCCCTATCCGGGTGAAAAAATATTAGACAAAAAAATACCAATTGATCTTCCTGCAACTAAGGGAGTGTCTTGTACAATTAAACAACCAACTTTGTTTGATGAGATGATGGCAATCAAAACACAGGGTGTTAGTCCAGATTCTAATATGGACGTTATAACTGAAACATTAATTATAGAAAAGTTTCAGCATAATCCAGAAGAAGGAGATACAATAATATATTCAGAGGTTGCTGATATTATTGATGCTTATATGTCTTTACCTGCCAGGGATAAAAGGCAGATACATAAAATATATAGGGACGAATTGGGACAATATGGAATTTCTCTTCGGATGAGAAGCCATTGTATTCATTGTGGTGCAGAAGAAGATATTGATCTTGATCTCGTAACCAACTTTTTTCGTATGGTGTTCACATTCTGATAGTATTAATAAGTACCGAGATATGCTTGAGTCTAACATTTTTGCTTGTATGGAAATGAGTAGACAAAGCTATCAAAATGTGACCGATATGCCAATTAAAAGATTTTATAATTATCTCAAATGGAAAACAGATCTTGAAGAAGATAAAAAGAAAACAATAGATGAAGAAATCGCAAAGAGATAAGAGGAGCTATTTATGGCAAACTTACTTGATCGTTTTAATAAAGAAGTTGTCGGTTCTGATTCATTAATTCATGATTATCTTCCTCTTATATCTTCAATAGGAGATTTTAAAAGAATAACTTCTTTGAATGTTATTTTAAATTCATGGAATAATATTTTATTAACTCCAAGAGGTACATATTTACATGATCCTGAATTTGGTAGCGATTTGTATAAATATGTATTCGAACCTACTGATCAAACAACTGTTGATGGGGTTAAAAGAGAAATTGAAGATCGTATAATGATGTATGACGATAGAGCAATTATAAACGATGTTGAAGTCACAATTCAAAATAATGGAAAACGTTTTGATGTAAAAATTTATGCGGATTATCAAGGGGAGACAGGTTCTCTTGATGTTAAGTTTGATGAAACAACGTTTGCTGATTTCTTAACAAGGACTGCTGACTAATGTCAACACAAAAATTTACTAGATTGTATGATTATATTCATGAGTATCAACAGCTCATATATGATTTTTATAGCAAAGATATAGTTGCGTTTTTAACGACTTATTATCATATCGATTCAGAAGAAACAATTTGGGAAGATGAACATGTTTTTGGTGGTGCGTATGATAGAGTTGGTGAATTTTCTGGTATAAGATGGAATAAAATATTATTGTTGCCGGTTTATTATATAGAAGATGTTTCAACAGTTTTCGATGGTCAAGATATCGGTTATATTAAAGAAAATGAAACTCGTTTTGTTATTCCAAGCACTTATAATTTTACTCCACTACCAAATGATAAAATAAAATTAGAACAAGAATATCTAAGACCTACCAATGATACATATCCAGTTTTTAATGTTTCAGGAGTCGAAAAATCTGTTAATACCGATAGATTATTTTGGAAATTAAAAGTAGATGTTGAGCAAAGCATAACAGAAAATGATTTAAATTCTCAGGTTTTAGATACATATGTTTTTTATGAATATGATAAAAAAATTCATGAACTTGAAGATGCTGAATATCTTACAAAGCTTTTAACTAAAAATGAAATATTAAGAGATAGATGCAAACAAGAATTATTCGATTCAAATAGTGGATTCTATCTATTATAAGGATAAAATATTATGGCTGACACACCAGTTTCACAAAAGGTTTTTATTTCTAGAGAGCAAAATAGAAATATGATCATTGAAGAACTAAAAAAATATTTAGAACTGGAAAATGTGGACCTTACAAAGTCATCATTTTTGTCTTTCGTTGTTGAAGCGCTGGCAACCCTTACAAGTAATTTGATGTTCTATCAGACTTCAATTTATCGTGAATTTTTCTTAACTAAAGCACAGCTTCCAGAATCTATTTATAATCTTGCTGCATTTATTGGTTATGAAGCTGAATTAGCAAGTTATGCAGATGTTAATGTTCTTTTGGAAGTTCCTTTTGGTTTTGAAGATGCAAATACAACATTTACAATACCAGAAGGATTTCAAGTATATGCAGATGAAGATGTAACCTTTTCAACCTATTATACCACAACAGTAACAGTTACAAACAATAGTAGTGTTTCGATAGTTGCACAAGAAGGAACAAAGGTTTTAAATATTCCTGTAATTGTTGACTCCGATTCTTTTTCTTTCGCTTTAAACGTAAGACAATTGACGACTGAAACACAAGAGTTTCAAATACCAGCTGATTTACAAACATATCAATTTTATGGATTAGATGTAGAATTTGATGGCAAACTTGCTGATATCGAAGTTAAGATTAGAGAACCTGGCCAAACTGGATGGGATACATATACTTCATATGATAGTTTATATTTAATGGATGAAACTACAAAGGGATATGTTTTAAGAAGAACAGATATAGGTATTAATTTATCATTTGGTAATGGTATAATTGGTTATCAACCTCCTTCTGGTAGTACAGTTGAAGTTTCATTGATTTTAACAGAAGGAGAAGATGGTAATGTTATCTCTGGTTCAATAAAGTCAGGAGAAAGAATCTATAATGAAACTGATGCTGGAATCACTGAATTAGTAAATTATACAGTTGTAAATACAATTGGTGCTACAGGCGGTATTGATGAAGAAGGAGTTGAAGATGTAAGAAGAAATTCAATTGCTAATCTTACTG